CTTACAATAAGTCGAGAATAAAGACTCTATTTTCTGCCTCCTTAAATGAGGAGAACGTATATGATCTAGGTCATAAGGCTTGGAGCTTAAAAAAAAATCGTAGAACTCAACTTCCAACTTCTTACTATAGCTTTTTAGATGTGTAATTTTCACTTCTTTTTAATATTATATACTAATAGAGTGTAAATTACATTATGGCGGAAGAAGGAAAAAACAAAGTAGCACGTAGTTTATTGGATCTACAGCCAACCGCATTATTAGAATTGTTTAGGGTTTATCCCGACAGGGTTAACAAACCAACTGTATGGTTAGGATTCCATGGAGGAGCTGTCTATTCTGAATCTATTCAATGGCAAGGTTTTAAATATTTGCCTTTATCTATAGAGAGTGAAGGGTTCGATATCTTAGGCGACGGCAAATTAGCTCGACCTAAAATCCGCGTAGCTAATCAAAATAATATCATTACCCAACTCCTTCAGGTTCATAAAGATTTTAAAAACGCCAGCTTTGTTAGAAAAAGAGTCTCCGTCAAATTCATTGACGATGAAAACTTCGAAGGTGGTAACCCTTTTGGGGAAGCTGATCCTAAAGCAGAATTAACAAATGAAACGTGGCTGATGGGCAGAAAAACCCAAGAGTCTAGATTATTCGTAGAGTTCGAACTCAATTCTCCATTAGATCTTGAAAGTTCCAGTGTCAATTCTCGTAGCGTTGTCGCTAAATTCTGCCCTTGGCAATACCGAGGGGAGGGCTGTAGATATCAAGGTCTACCTATAGAAAGAAGTGATGGTAAAAATTTCCAAGATCTCGATGGAAGTGGGGTAGCACCTAATTACTCTCCACTAAATGGTTCTGCAGCGTCGTTTCTTAACGACCCTTCTATTATATGGGATGAGTTAGAACCATATAGTAAAGGCGCTGTGGTAACAACAGAAAGCCCTACTATTTTCTTACCTGACGGTCCGAATATACAAGGGGAGCCATTAAAAACAGCATATGTCTCTGTTCAAAACAATAATATAGGACAATCACCAGAAGGTAATCCTAGCTTCTGGCAAAGAGATGGGTGTACTAAAAAACTTGCTGCATGTAAAAAAAGATTTAATAAAGTGGATTTAATAGGGTTTGCTGAAGGGCAAAACATCAATAGCGGGTTTAATGCGATTCAGATTTCTGGTCTGCCAAGCGACGGCAATACATTAATTCCAACCAACGCTGGACTATTTCATACTACTGCCTCCGAATTGACGGGTCAACTAACTGGAGAATTCACCATCATGGGCTGGGTTAATATCAATAATAATAGCCCAGCAGGAGCAGGGATCTTAAGTACTTCCCCTAGAGATGACCAAGATTGGCCGAACGCTCAATGGTTAAATATAAACGCTACCACCAAGAACGCTACAAATCATAGGAGGGGTGATAAGACTAACCAAATTGCGGCTAATTATATGGGTTACTTGATAGACGCTACGGATTCGAGTCATGCCAAAAACTCTTTTACAACTACATATTTGGACGAACAACAAATAGGTGGAGATTCAAGGGAGTGGGTCCAATATGTCATAACAAATCATACGGGGGTCTCACCGATCATACAGGGGTTTCCCTATCGTCAACCGCCTACTTATATTACTTTTTATATAAACGGGAAAAATCTGTCTGTGGATCATAATAGGCTTATGGGGGATTTCGCTAACGTAGAAAGAAGAGAAGCTATAAATTGGAGCGATTATCCTAATGATAAAGCCTTACCCCAAACATTTATGTTGGGCGCTGTTGAATATTATGGTGGAAACCAAGCGTACCCCGATGATCCCGCTTATACCACCTCAATGAACGGGGCGCTTGGGCCTTGGGCTGTATGGAATAGACCTTTGAATGATGAAGAGATAAGTTTTCTTTACAAAAGGATACCTACTCCAACTAACGTTTCTAATTCTTTAGATTTTGCTCCACGAAATTATGATGAATGTATTGGACGATTTGGGACGATAACTGGTAGCGGCGATGGGCTACTTTCTTACGGGAAAGACAGCTTAGTCGCTTGGTGGGACGCTTCAACTGGGTTGATTCCGACAACCCCTACTATTGGAATGTTAGATATTCACACAGGAAGTATCCATTTAACTGGTAGTGGTGAATTTACAGGTATCCTCCAAGATTATAAAGAAGCCCCATTAACTCTCCTCTCAAACCCGACACCAGACTTCCCTAACTTTGGGGGTTTTCCTGGAACTGATGGATTTAGCTATGCAAGAAATACATAAATGTAAAGGAGAAGTCACAGCTCTACATAAAATAAAAGAAATGTCTCATAAGCATTTCAAGCAAGAAATTTGTGGATTTTTAGGTTATGATCCTGAAAAAAAAGATTTCATAGTTCAAAAAGAGAATAATATAGCAGCAAACCCTCGATCACATTTCCTAATCAATCCTCTGAGCTATTTACTCTTTAAAGATTCTTATAGTATGGTAGCGGTTTTTCATAGCCACATCACAGGAGATGAACAAGAATCTGAATTTGATGTAAAGATGGCAGACAATTGCTGCCAGCCTTTTTTGATATACAGCCTTAACACAAAAAAAATAAATATTTATACGCCCGAAACTATAGAATCTGATGTAAATATACTAGAAAGGGTAAAGGCTGTAAAATGACGATAGTAAATATACATGGAATTCTAGCGCGAGAGTATGGTAGCTCATTCCTATTAAACCTACCTAACCCAAAAGATGTTTTGGAAGCTATAGATTGTAATAGACAAGGGTTTTTACAACGATTAGTAGAGCTACAAAGAGAAGGGCTTTGTTATGATCTGATCATAAACAAAACAAGAATCACTAATGGCTCAGATATGGAGAATGTGTCAAACCCTGCTACTATAGATCTTGTCCCAGCTATCTCAGGTAGCGGATTTTTAATACCAATTATTGCATTTTTAGGATCAGGTACTTTTCTGGCTACTATGGCTAATTCAATCATTTTCGCAGCTATTAGTTACGCCCTAACACCTAAACCTGAAAACGAAGCTCTAGAAATCTCATCAAAAGCATCGAAAAGTTCTCTAATTTTTAGTAATACCGCCAACATAGCGAGCCAAGGATCACCAATCCCTATAGGTTATGGACGCTTACGAGTCGGATCGCAAGTTATACAAGCTACAATAAAATCTTATCCACAACATCAACCACCCCAAGAAGTTTTACAGGGTAGTGAAAGCAACCCGACCTTTATAGGTAATAGAATATTATGAAACACCTTCTTAAAAAGCTAAGCGTCGCAGGAGCAGGAGGCAAAGCCGATAAACCTAAACCCCCCATCTATAAACCTCCCGTCATGGGGGAACTCCAATATGGAGCTTCCCATAGTTATGCAGAGACGCTAGATTTATTAAGCGATGGACCAATCGAAGGTCTTGTTAATTCGCATGGAGAATTAGTAGATGGTTTGAATGTATTACAAGGCATTTATTTAGATGATACGCCTGTGGCTGTAACTAACCAATCTGCGAAAAAGACTAATGAGCTAACACTTCTAGATGCCGTAGCTATTGATTCTTTTAATATGGAATTAAATAATCCAGTAGGAGCTACGTATTTAAGTAAATTTTTTCAAGAGTTAAAGAAGGTAACCGATAGGAGTAGTGGCGGTAGAATCACATCTTTAAAATCATCTACAGCTGGAGGAGTAGAGTTTTTTGAGGGCGAATCTTGGCCTGATGTCAGTATGTTCTTTTTGAGGACAATGGAAGATAATCAACGCCTAATTATTAGTCTCGATACTTACGCGGCCAATTACGGAAACCCTCACCCACCTACTTTACCAAAAAAACGGTCACATTATGCTCTTTTTATCAGAGGTTTTATTAAATATAGAGGTCCGTCTCCAGCGCAAACATTTCCTTGGTATCTTAATGAGACATTGCAATCGACGAATAGCGATTTAAATGCAGCTTACAGGAATGATGCCCAACCAAAAGGGGAAGTCCAAGATGGAAGTTCTATATGGGGAGATAATACACTAGCATCATCTAAATTTTTATTCGCTTTTAATCCTAGTATAACTTCTACTTCTCAACTATTTGCCAATAACGCAACAGTTCTTAACACATCAATACAGGGAGATCTCGATCATATTTTAGAATTGTATACTGGTGGCGAAGGTATAGAAACAAATAAATGGCAAAAAGACCTAGCTGATAGAGCTTTAAGTAAATTGGGCTGGAATAAAGGAAATGTACAGGGTCTTTTGTCTAATTACTTAAATAAGAATAAATTAGGAGGAGTAGCTATATGCAAGGTGACTTCTTCAAATACTAATTTAGTAGATAAACAAATATTAGATGGCGATGCCTTAATGGGGATGGAGACTTTGCCTTATGGGTTTGCAGATGGTTTTAATCTCATTGCCCGTATGGAAAACACAGGTATAACAGTTACTGATGTTACTTGCCCTGAAATTTCAGAAACTGGAGTTTTAAATGGAGAGATGCATGGATTCTTAATTTTTGAATTCCCTGTAGAGAACGACACTTCAGATAATTTTACTTATACATCGAATCAATTGTCTAAATATGGGAAAAATTACACATTCAAAATCCCTTCTGACGTTATAGATGCGTTAAAAGATTTAAGCTCTTTAAAATATGCAAAAAGGACCAATAATTCTATTCTCACAAATAAATTAAAATTTAATTATAGTAATATTTTAGCTGAGATCCGCAAAGGTGAAGAGAGTCAATCTCCTTTCAATAATTTTAAAAAGATTTTTATTGATCATCACTATGGTAGAGAACTATTCGGGCCTTTTGGAACCGCTAAAGCGTCGTCCGATATTTCTGTATTTGGACAAACAAACACCCCTCAACGTATCGTCGATAATATATATATGCTAAGCAAAAAGAGGCTCTTGCCGTGGGGAGGAGGAGCGCTCGATAACTTTAACACAAGGATGGATAAAGGGCTACCTATTTCAGAAGGAAGCGATGATGAGAGGTGGGGCCTGAATTATTCAGATTGGGGAGAAAATTCTCTATCTAATTTTGAGGAAGAACCTATCTCAGTAGTACATATAATTTACAACCCTAATGTAGAAGAGGTCTTTATAACTTTAGATGTTTCTGCTTTAAAAGACACTCTTATTAGAAATGTCGATAAAGTGAGAGATGGAAGATCGACCCCTAACCAAAAAGATCTGAAGATAGGTACGACTTTCCCTGCTATATTGAATATAAGTGTGGAAACTGGTTCTATTGGGAAAAAGAGTGATAGCTCAGAAGGGCAGATACCATTCAAAACTCACGACTTTAGAATCGTAGCTTTGATAGAAGGAAATACTATGATTGATATCGGTAATCCTGATTATAAAGGAGCTGGGGGTAAAGAGTATGTGGCGTTATTAAATAGTGTAGATGACAATCTTAACCCCCTCTCTCAACCATTCCAGTTACCCCCTAACGAAACTCAACAGGATGTTATTCTTACATCTAGTGGTTTAGAAACCTTAGAAGCTGGCAATTCCGATGAAGCGCAGACTCAAAATAGATATGTAAAGGTGACAAAACTTTCTTATGAGACTAATTCTGTTCTATTAGATAAAGTCGTCGCAGTTAATAAAATTACAGAAATCATAAACGCGGATCTCTCCTACCCCTACTCTGCTATAGTGGGTACTAAATTAGATTCTAGATCTTTTAGTAGTATTCCTAAAAGGAGTTACGACTGCAAACTTAAAAAAGTTAAAGTCCCCAGTAACTATTTTCCTACTAATAACGGCATAGATAAAAGGTATTATGACTCCGAAGCAGAGTTCGATAATGCTAGCCAAAAAAATAAATTAATTTACAAAGGGGATTGGAACGGTTCCTTTCATGATACTCTCCAATGGACAGACAATCCCGCATGGATACTGTATGATCTCTTAACTAATAATCGATATGGTATGGGTTCTCATATCAGTATCGATCAAATAAATAAATGGCAACTTTATAAGATCGGTAGATTTTGTGATAACGTGGATAATGAAGGTTATTTCTTGGGAGTCACAGACGGTAAAGGAGGGAAGGAACCCCGTTTCTCTTGTAATATAGTCTTCGATCAAGGGGAGAAGATATTTGACGCTATAAACACTATCGCTGCACTCTTCAGAGGAAGGACTTTCTTTAGTAATTCTGAGATTAATTTTGTAGACGATAGACCTAGAGACGCAATTAATTTTTTTACTAACGAAAGCGTTAAGGATGGTTTGTTTTTCTATTCTAATAATAGAAGGGACGAGCAATTCAATACTATAGAAATAGGATATAAAGATAGATTTAATAGCTATGAACCTAAAATAGAAGTCGTAGAAGACGAAGAAGACATAAAAGAGCGTGGCATTTTCAAGAAACGTATAGATGGTATCGGGATAACCTCTAGAGCTATGGCTCGTAGAGCCGCTGAACATCAAATCTTTTCTAAAATAAAAGAAAACCAACAAGTGGCTTTCACTGCAGGTTTAGAGACTCTCTTATGTAAACCTGGAGATTTGGTTATAATAGAAGATGAATTAAAAACAAATATAACTAATTTCGGCAAAGTCTTAGATGTCAATTTAGAAGACGAGACAATTAGGCTTAGCAATAATTTCTCTTCTACGACGACCACTGGAGTTCTAACTGTTTATAATCCTACTGGGATAGATGGCCTAGATGAATTAGATGCTATAGCCGATAAAGTCAGACAAAGATATGATAGCTTTACTATTACAGGTTTAGCCTCGGACGCTTGGCATCGTTTCACTGGAGATTATAATTTCTCAGGTTATACTGAGGGGTATGATCAATCTACTGGGTTTAACGGAGGAGAGACTAGATATTCCGATTACGCTTCTTATACAGGAGTCTCTGGTAAAATAGTATATTTTGAGACAGGCGTAACTGGTTGGGTTTTAGGCTCTGGAAATGCTATGCCTTTAGAATCTGGCGATTTTATTGCCGAACTAACAGGCGCTCAAAGCCTCCTGTCGTTTAACACGGGAAAAATATCTGTTTTAGATATGAATTCGTCTACTAAAAGGAAGTTTGCAGTTCCTTCAGAATTTTCTGGTTTTGATTTAAGCAGTTTTCAAAACTATACTCGCGGTGTAACTAATCATGAGCTATCTGCTATAGCACCTGAACAAATAACAGAAATTAGTGTTACTGGTATAGTGACTAATCTAGACTATGGTTGTTTGATCTCAGGCTTCAATAGACCAGAGATATTGCCATTAGTAAAATTAGGGAGTGCAGCTAAATTCCAAATTAAAAATGCTAGCCCCTTCTTTTATAAAGTCATCTCTATGAAAGAAGAGAACCCCAATGAGTATCTTGTAACTGCTACAAAATACGATACTGGTAAATTTAATTTAATTGATGAAAATATCAGTATAGAACATGAAGCTAATACTTATAGTTATCAAGTAGCTCAGACAATCAACGGGGTAACATATGAAACTCTAGCCCCTCCTACATTTGTAGGCAATGTAACAACTGGAATACCTAACGCTACAGATCAGACCTTTAATATAACAGCGAACTGGACTACTGTAGCGGACGTAACTGGTTATGGAGTAAAACTTACTTTGCCAAATGGCCAAATACTTTACACCGATACTAAAACTCCCGATATAAGTCTTTCTGGATTAAATCAAGTAGGAGTCTTTAATGTAGGTGTAAATGCATTAGGGAATATGGGCAGTGATGGCGGAAATGCATATTATGATTCTCCATATAGAAACACTGGGATATTCGTCCTCTACGAAGACGCGCTTGTTTACTCTAAATCATTTTTAAATAAAATTACTATTCTATAATGGACTACACGGGCTACTCAGTTTTAAAGGTCACTAAGGATGATGGAGCTTATGCTTATGGTCTAGATGCTTATTCGTTTGCCACGGGCGCGACAGGAGTTGGAGGGCATCTTAATAGCTACGCTGGTTATTCAATTGATTTTTTACACGGTGTAGCAT